TCTGGAAGATGTGCACCGACCCGGCCAACGCGCTGATCACCCAGCCGACGGTCGACGACGCGCAGAAGTTCAGCAAGACGAAGCTCGATCCAATCCTCGACGCGTCGCCGAGGATCTCGGCGCGCTTCGCGGCACCGAACCGCGCGGACAAGCGGAGCACGATCCTGATCAAGCGCGCACTCGGCGCGACGCTCTTCATGGTGGGCACGAACAGCCCGCGCATGATGCGCATGATCTCGTCACCGATGGTGGTCAACGACGAGGTGTCGGCGTACCAGCGATCAGCGGGCAAGGAAGGCTCGGTCATCGCGAAGAGCTGGGGCCGCGCGACGGCGTTCGAGGATCCGCTGCAGTGGATGCAGAGCACGCCGCTGCTCAAGGGTGACTGTCTGATCACCGAGCAGTACGAGCAGTCCGACATGGGGATCCATGAGGTGGCGTGCCCAAAGTGCCAGGACTGGTTCGCGCCGACGTGGTCGATGGTGACGTGGGAAAAGACCGTCCAGATGGACGACGGCACCACCGAGCGACGGGTCGAGGTGGCGGACGGAGAGATCGTGCTCGAGCACCACAAGGCGGGCGCGTGGCTGACCTGTCCGCTCTGCGCATTCGCGATTGAGGAGAAGTACCGCGCGCAGATCGTGCGCGCTGGCCGGTACCGGATCCAGCGGCCAGAGGTCAAGGACTTCCCGGGGTTCCGGTTCAACTTCTACAGCACGCTCATGCCGGGCATGCGGCTCCCGGCACTGGTGGAGCTGTTCCTGAAGGCCATCGGCGATCCCGAGTCGATGCAGCAGTTCGTGAACGAGATCGAAGCCGAGGTGTGGTCGGGGGCCGGGTCGACGCTCGACGTCGAGAAGATCCGTGATCGGCGCGAGCTGTACGCTGCCGAGGTGCCGAACCCGGTGGGCTACCTGACCAGCTTCACCGACGTGCAGAACGATCGCATCGAGTTCTGTGTGGTCGGGTGGGGCGCGGCGCAGGAGTCATGGGTGATCGGGCTGGTGCGCATCTACGGCGATCCAACCGAGGCCAGTGATCCGTGCTGGCGCACGCTGCATCAGCTGCAGACGCGGCCCTACCTGCACGAGTCGGGCGCACCGATGTACATCCAGCGCCACGGGATCGACCGCGGCTTCGCGGCGGACGCGGTCGAGTCGTATGTGCGCGAGCATCAGCGATTCGGTGTCATCCAGACGATCGGCCGCAACCGTTTCGACAAGCCGATCCTGATCCGGCAATCGCGGCGGAAGAAGGACGGCCGCGCGCGCACCGTGCCGCTCTTCCACATCGGCACCGACACGGCGAAGGATCGCCTCTTCTCGCGCCTGAAGCGGGAGTCCGGGCCGGGTGCCATTCATCATCCGCTGCACCTGCCCGAGGATGCCATCGCGCAGTATCAGGCCGAGGTCCCGGTGGCGCGGCGGATCCGCGGCGGCGTGAATGCGGGGCGCAGCGTGCGCACGTATCGCCAGGTCGAAGAGCGCAACGAGCTGATCGACTTGATCGTCGGGAACATGGCGATGCTGGCACACGCCGGCGACGCGGTGAAGAAGAACCTGCACGCGCTGGCACTCCGCATCCAGGCGGAAGGCGCGGCGCGTGGTGGTCTCGCGGCCGCCACCCCGGTGGGCCCGTCGCCGTTTGAGTCGCCGCTCCCGCCGGCGCCGGCCGCACCGGCCGCCCCGACGGTGCTCCCGAAAGCGAAGAAGCGGCGGATCCTGAGTTCGGGACTCAAGCGGTAGCGGCTCGGCGGTGAGGCACGCATCGCGCCATCGGTCTAGCTCACCGCATGGCTTCCGCAGACGAGATCACACGCTGGCAGGGCCAGCTCACGGACGTGCGCACCGCGATCCGCGCGATCGAGACCCACGGTCAGGCCTACAGCCTGGACGGCAGCGCGCTGCAGCTCACGCGCGCGAACCTGATGGATCTCTACAGTCGCGAGCGTGAGCTCGAGCGCAAGGTCAGCCGCGGCATCCGAGGCGGGATGCGCACCGCCACCATCCTGCCGCGCTGCTGATGACCACGCCCGCTCGCGTGTCGGCGGTGCAGGCGGCACTGCGTCCCACGTTCGTCGATCGCGCCCTGGCCAGCGTCGCGCCGACGTTCGCGCTGCGCCGCATCGAGGCCCGCGCGCGCTTCGCGTTTGCGTCGGGCGGGTACGACGCGGCCGGCGGCGATGAGGACGGATTCCGGAAGCTGCGGTCCCCGCGTGGCGATGCCGACACGCTCTCCGCCTCGCCGCTCCCGCTGATCCGCGCCCGCACCCAGCAGGTCGCCCGCAACAACCCGATCGCCATCGGCGCGAAGCGCACGCATCAGATCTCGGTCGTCGGCGGCGGCATTCTGTGCGAGCCGCAGCTCGACGCGGCGTACCTGATCGAGGCCGGCTACCTGCCGAACACGCCGCACGCGGCCAAGCAGTGGGAGGCGACCGCACAGCGGCTCTGGAATCTGGTGACCAACGACGTGCGCTTCGACGCGCAGGGCGTGTGCGACTACGTCGGCCAGCAGAACCTCGTCGCCGGCGCGCTCTTCGATGCGGGCGACATCCTGATGGTGCGCCGCTGGAAGCCCACGCACGGCCGGGTCGCCGCCACCTGCGTGGAGCTGATCGAAGCGGCGCGCATCGGCAACGTGCAGGATCAGCCGGACACCGCGACAACGGTGAACGGGGTCGAGCTCGATGTGCCCGGCGGTGAGCCGGTGGCGTACCACGTGCGCTCGGTCCATCCCGGCAGCTACCGCATGGGTGGCCCGACGGACTACGAGTGGCAGCGCGTGCCGGTGTACGGCGCGGGGACCGGCATGCGGCAGGCAGTGCTCTGCTACCAGCCGGATCGTGCGTCGCAGCGTCGCGGCATTCCTCGGCTCGCCGGCGTGCTCAAGTCGCTGCACCAGCTGGGCGAGTACAGTGACGCGGAACTAAAAGCCGCAGTCGTGAGCGCGTTCTTCACCGTGTTCGTGAAGAGCACGTCCGGCGAAGACATGCCCGGCTCGCCGATGCAGGGTACGACGGAGGATGGTGGCTCGTCGTCGCGCGGGGAGCAGGTGGAGATGGGCCCGGCGGCCGTGATCGGCCTCGCGCCCGATGAAGACATCACCATCGCGAACCCATCCCGACCGAACGCGAACTACGCGCCGTTCTACGACGCGATCCTGATGCAGATCGGCGCGGCGCTGCACATCCCGCTCTCGCTGCTGCAGCTGCGCTTCGGCCAGAGCTACAGCGCCGCGAAGGCAGAGCTGCTCGAGGCGTGGCGCGCCTTCCTGGCGGATCGCGCGTGGATCTTCCGCACGTACTGCACGACCGCCTATTCGTGGCACCTCGCCGAGTTCATCGCGCGCGGCTGGCTCGAGGCCCCGGGCTTCTTCTCCGATCCGCTGGCGCGCGCCGCTTGGTGTGGCCTGCGCTACACCGGGCCGGCGATGGGCGCGATCAACGAGCTCGATGCCGTCAATGCGGCCAAGCTGCGCGTGCAGGAACGGTTCACGTCGCGCGGTGAGGAGTCGGCCGCGATGACGGGCACCTCATGGGAAGCGCGGATCCCGCAGATGCTGCACGAGGACACGCTGATTCAGCCGGTGGTCTCGCCGACGAGCGTCTCGGTCATCGAGGCCCCGCCGCGCAGCGACGCGAACGCCACGGACCCCGCCCTGCCACCGGTTGCCGCATGACCATCCGGACCCTGCCGATGATCGCCGCCGCCCTGCGTGGCGCGACGTGGGCCATTCGCCCCGAGACCCTCGAAGAGTTCCTCACCGTCATCCGCGAGGACACGCGGGAGGCGCGCGGCTACGAGCTCGGCGAGCCGTCCGATCGCAGTGATCGTGTCACCGTGCGCGATGACATCGCGACGGTCGCGATCGGCGGGCCACTGTTCCGGTACGCGAATCTCCTGACCGCGTACTGCGGGGCCAGCAGCTACACGGACATTCAGGCCGCGATCCTGAGCGCCGCCGAGACGCCACGGCTCAAGGCTATCGTCCTGGCGATCGACTCGCCCGGTGGTGAGTGCAAGGGCCTGCTCGACACGGCCGAGATGATCTACAGCCTGCGTGGGCGCGTGCCGATCATCGCGCACGTCGATGGCCAGGCGTGCAGCGCCGCGCTGCTGCTGGCCGCCGCAGCCGATCGCATCGTGGCGGATCCCGCCGCGATGATCGGCTGTGCCGGTGCGATCATGGGCTTCGAGAAGTGCGAGCAGGAGGCCGACCAGGAACGCATGGTGTGGTTCACGTCCGATCGCTCGCCGCGGAAGAATGCGAGCGTGCTCGAGCCGGACGGTGCGTCGCAGATGCAGGCGCTGATCAACGGCACGGGCACCGCCTATTTCGACGCGCTCGCGCGGTATCGCGGACTTGATCCGGCGACGGTGCATGAGGCGTTCGGGCTTGGCGCGGTGTTCGCGTCCGCCGATGCGCTGACGCGTCGCATGATCGACTCGATCGCGGTGGCGGAGCAGCTCAGCACGCAACTCGCCAACAGCACAGCGTTGCCGGGGACAGGCACACCACAGGCGCAGCCCAGCACCGCGCCACCGCAGTCTCAGTCCATTCCGAGAGGGAGTCGCCGCATGACCGCTCGCAGCAGCACCAGCATGACCGATCAGGAGCAGGATGCACCGACCGAGCCGGCGGCGGTCTTCGCGTCTGGTGATGCGGTGCGCAGCACGGTGCTGCGTGACGTCACCGTCGCCGAGAACGACGAGGGCACGGTGGTCGAGGTGCTCGAGGCGCAGACGGTGTACGCCGTCGAGTTCGCGAGCGGCACGTACCACTACCTGACCGAGAGCGAGCTCGCCGCCGCGAATGGCGCGGACGGTGCGGTCGCCCGGGCCCGGGTCCGTGCCTCACTGGCGTCGGCGCGCGAAACACGCGCGGTGGCCCGCATCACCGCGCTGTCCGCGCTGTCGGGCCGTGTGTCGGCCGAGGCGATCACCGCCGCCATGGCGGATCCCACGCAGACCGCCGCAACGGTGGCGCTGGCCCACGTGCTGGGCGCGAAGCCGATGAACGCGCTCCACGCCTTGCAGCAGGACGCGGCCGGCACGCCGCAGACGCCTGGCGCTGGCTCGCAGGATCTTCCCACGGCGGCATCCGCCGCTTCCGCGCGCGCCGCGCGCATCAACAAGCGCTACGCTCTCGCTGAGCCGCGCACCACGTCCAGGAGTGCCCGATGAGCTATTCCGCAGTGGCGAAGCGGACCACCGAGACGTTCACCCCGGACGCGTTGCTGCTGTCCGCGGCGAATGTCCGCACCAAGAAGCGCACGCTCCTGAGCGGCCAGAACCTCGCCCGTGGCGCGGTGCTCGGCATCATCACCACCGGTGGCCGCATGACGCTGTCCGCGTCGGCCGCCGTCGATGGCAGCCAGACGCCGCGCTACATCCTCGTCGAGGCGGTCAATGCGACCGCCGGCGATGCCGAGTGCCTCGTGTACGAGACCGGCGAGTTCAACGGCGCCGCGCTGGTGCTCGGTGCAGGTCACACCCTCGCCACCATCGAGCAGGGGCTCCGTGGGAATGGCATCTACTTCCAGACGATTCAGGGAGCATAACCATGCCCGAGATGGTCGATACCGTCGAACTCAGCTCCGCCGTCGAGCAGCTGCGTCCGCCCCAGGGCTTTTTGAAGCAGACGTACTTCGGCGGCACGCCGATTCTGTTCGACACGCTGGAGGTCGAGCTGCAGAAGCGCGACCGCCGGCGCCGCGTCTCCCCGCTCGTGCTGCCGACGGTCGAAGGCCAGGTCGTGCAGTCGCGTGCGTTCGCGGCCGAGCGCTACAAGCCCGCCTACATCAAGGACAAGCGTCATCTGCAGCCGCGCAACTTCACCACGCGCGCCTTCGGCGAGGCCCCGACCGCGAACCTGTCGGCCGCGGACCGGCTGCAGATCGCGATCGATGACGAGATGCTCGACCAGCGCAACATGTGGGAGCTGCGCCTCGAGCTGATGTGCGCACAGCTCATGACGACCGGGACGATCACCCTGACGGGCGAGAAGTACCCGACGACCGTGATTGACTTCCAGCGCAACGCATTGCTGCGCCCGTCCGCGCTGATCGCCGGCACACAGTGGGGTGCCGCGGGCGTCAGCATCCGCGGCTATCTGTCGACACGCTCGAAGGTGCTGAGCGATGTCGGCGGCGTCTCGCCGAAGGATGTGGTGATGGGACTGGATGCGTGGGAGGTGTTCTCCGCTGACACCACCGTACGCGCGGTGCTCGATATCCGCAACGCGGTGCAGAGCCCGTTCGACATCGGCGCGCAGATCGGCGAAGGGGCCACGTACCGCGGCGAGATCTTCGGCTACCGGATCTGGACGTACTACGGCACGTTCATCGATCCGATCACGAACGCCCAGCAGGAGATCATGCCGGCAAAGGGCTGCATCATCGGCTCGCCCGACACCGTGCAGGGGTATGTCGCGTTCGGCGCGATCGAGGATGTGGCCACCATGCGCGCGCAGCCGTTCTTCGTGAAGATGTACGAAGAGGATGATCCCTCGGCGCTGATGCTGCTGTTCCAGTCGGCACCGATGCCGCTCGCCGGCTGGATCGACGGCGCGTCGTTCCAGCAGGTGCTGGTGTAGTCGATGCCCTGGTCTCGCGACCAGGTGGCAGCAGATGCGGTCGGCGTCATGGTCGACGCCGACCGCATCGCGGTTTGCGGTGACGTCGAAGCGCCGTGTCATCTCCGCATCACGGATGGCACGGCGACCGCGCAACAGGCCGACCAGATGGGTCGCGTGACCCTGCTGTACTTCGCGCTCGGCACCCTGCCGGCACTCCGCCTCGGCGGGCCGGTGCGTGTCTGTGATCGTGGCCCCACGGGGGCGGCAGTGTACCCGGGAACGGAGTATTCGGTGCTCGATCTCATCACGCGCGGCCCGTTTCACGTGGCGTCGCTGTCGCTGCCGCAGGTCGCGGCCACCGGCGCGGTGTACACATGAGCGTCCGCGCGATCGCCGAGCTGGCGCAGGATCTGCGCGAGCGGCTGCCGGAGTGGCTCGGGGTCGTGGCGACCCGCTATGGGATCCCGCTCCCGACCGATCCGCTCATCCTCGACTGGTGGCAGGTGGCCACCGACGAACCAGCGCAGCGCTACCCGGTCGTGCACGTGCGGCATGCCGGCGCACGGCTCGGCATTCTGCAGCAACATGAGGGCGTGCACGACAGCACGCATTCCGTGGTCATCGAGTTCGAGCACCTGAGTGAGCAGCGCGAAGTGGTCGCGGCCTGCATGGGCTACGCCGCCGAAGCGTTCGTGCGCTACCTCGACACGTACCCGCTCGGCTCACGCGTCGCGGGTGGCTTGATCCAGAAGATCGCCGCACCCGATGGACAGGCGCTGCGTCTCACCGTCGATGAGGTGATGGCGCGCGTCATTCCGCAGCCCGCGGAACCCAGCGTGATTCAGTACCGCTGGGGCATGAGCCTCAGCTTCGACCTCTCCGTCCGCGACACCACCTGGAGTGATCAGCCATGAGCCGCAAACAGCACGAGTCATTGTCCACGACTGACGACACCGCTGTTGTCGACGAGAGCAATGTCGCCACGGCACCTGACAGTCAGCCGGCCGACGACCGTGAGACCGCGCCGGAGCCCACGCAGGTGCGCACGCTGATCGCGGTGCCGGTGCTCGCACTCGGCGCACCGGGCACGTTCTCGCGCCAGCGCGCTGACGGATCGTGGTACGCCGCACTGCCGGGTGAGGAGTCGGCCTCATGAATGACGACGAGCCCGTCCTGCCTTTGCCGCCGGATGGTGCCGGCGGCCTCTGGGTGCTCAACGATGACACGCAGTTGCTGGAGCCGGTGCCGCTGGATGACGCGCCCGGCCTGCCACCCTCGGAGGACGAGTAATGCGGAACATCTATCTCGGCGCACTTTTCGCGCGCCTCGAAGGGACGCCAGGCACCGAAGCCAGCATCGTGGCCGCCGACGCCATCGCGCTCGTCGAGCCACTGTCGCCCGCGCCGGCACCGGGGAGTCAGGTCGACCGCCCGAATCTCGTGCAGGGCCTGACGCTCAACAGCGGTCGGGGCCTGCGCCCAAGCGCGTTCGCGGGTGACTGGCCCCTGCAGATGCACGTGCGCGGCACGAAGGATGGTCTCGCCTACAGCGCGAGCAACCTGCCGGCGCTGCATGCGCTGTGGTTGGCCTCGGGCTTCAGCGCCACGCTGGTGACCACCGGCGGCGCCGAGTCGGTGACGTACCGCCAGGCGGCGACCGCGCTGCCGGCCGCGACGGTGCACTACTACCAGGACGGCCTGCTGCACAAACTGATCGGCGCCGTCGGCTCGTCGCTCGATCTGTCGTGGGATGCTGGTGGGCCGATCGTCGCCGCCATCACGATGCGCGGCATCGCGCCCGCCGTCAGCACCGTCGCGCAGCCGGCGTCGCCGGTCTTCGGCGCGTCACTCCCGCCGATCGTCGAGAACGTCGCCTTCACGCTGGGTGGCACGGATGTCGGGATCCTTCGCCGATTCCAGCTCTCGATTCCGCAGACCGTCAGCACGCGTCTCAGCGCGAACGCGGCAGGCGCGCTCGCCCCGATGCGGGTGCGCAAGCGCGCGATCAATGCCACGATCACGGTCGAGGAAGACGTGCTGGCCGCGCGGGACTGGGAAGGCCTGCACCGCGCGCAGACCCGACTGGCCGCAGGGTGGACCCTCGGGAGCGCGTCGGGTGTGGCGCAGTACAACCGCTCGGCCTGCACGATGCCGGCGGTCGCCGTGCGTGGCGTCAGCCGCAGCAATGACAACGGGACCGCGATCGTCACGGTGACGCTCGAGCTCAGCGACACCACGCCGGAAGCGGCCGACGCCTTTGCCTGGGCGCACACCTGATGTTCGTCCTCCCGATTCTGCCGGACGAGATTCCGGAGACGCTCACCGACGGCGTGACGGCGTTCCTCCGGCCACTCGATCATGGCGAGCTGGCGGCGCTGCTCGACACGTGGCCGGTGGGCGACGGCGGTGAGCTGCCGATTCAGGCGTCGCCGTGGATCGTGCGCCGGCAGCTGCTGCGCATCGAGGGGCTGTCGATGGGTGCTGAGGGCGTGGCCTTCGACCCGGCGACGAGCGCGCATCTGGCCGCGCTGCCGTGGGCGTGGGTGCAGACGTGCGCGGCGGCGCTGTATCGCCGGATGAACCTGTCGGAGTCCAGCGCAAAAAACTCCGTAGCGCCGTCCGTCTCGGCCGCTCCGATCGATGGAGCGGCCTGACGTGCGGCGCGTGTCCGGCCAGCACCCGGGAGCGGCTCCGCTGCTCGTTGCCGGGCGAGTCGTATCCGCCGCTCGCGCCGCATGAGCAGCACACCGTCCGACTGCAGCCGCACGAGAAGCCGTGGCGGGTCGATCGGTGTCCGTGGGGCGTGGTCTACGCCGACCGGATCGTGCGGCCGGTGCTGCTGGCGTTCGCACGGCTGACGCGGTTCAGCCAGTTGCCACCGGGTCGCGGGGACCCACGCACCGAGATCGCGCTGCACGTCGTCGCGCTCGAGCATGAACGCATCGATGCCGAGCACCTGAAAAAGTCTCCCGCCTCGTCGTCGCCATGACCACACCGAACACGCTCAAGGCCTCACTGACGGCGGACGTCGGGACGGCGCAGGTCCAGATCCAGCGCCTGATCAAGACGGTCGAGGAGATGGGGAAGACAGTGGTCGCGACCAGCGCCACCGGGCAGCGCGCCTTCAAGGCCGAGGCGGACGAGGTGACGCGGCTGGTGCGTGAGCTGGGCGCCAGCGAGAAGCAGCTCAACCGACTGACGGCCGCGCGGACAGGGTTTTCTGCGCGCGTGCAATCCGAGTCGATGGCGGCCGCCGGTGCAGCACGTGACATGGCAAACGCGCACGGATCCGCCGCGACGAGTGTCGTCAAGGGTCTCGCCAGCATCGCAGCCGAGGCGAAGGTGACGTCGGGTGGGCTGAAGGACATCCTGTCCGGCGTCGGCAATCTGGCGTTCGCCTTCGGCCCCACAGGCGCGTTCGTGAGCGCGATCGCGATCGGTGCGAGCGCGGTCGTCGGGTTCTTCACCGCGGCGCGCGAAGAGATGGCGAAGACACAGCGTGAGTTCACGGTGCGAGTCGCAGACATGCAGCAGGCCGGCAACGCGAGCGGCCTGCGCGACGAGGCCAAGAAGATCTTCGACGAGCTGCAGCCGTTGCAGGCGCGGCTCGCCTTGGCGCAAGACAAAAACTTCGGCGGGCTCACGGTCGGTGAAGGCCTGCGCGCGCGTCGCGTGCTGCCGGGACAGATTGAAGCCCTCCAGGGGCGCTTCAATGCGGCGCGTGACGCAGCGTTGAATCCCGGCGCACCCGACATCGCCCGGAGTGGTCTCGTCGGCGTCACCGTCACCGCGAACGCACCGGGGAGACGATCGTCCGGCGGCGGCGGTCGGGCGGCACAGGGCGGGACCGCGTCAGCGGTCGAGGCGCAGGACGGGATGGCGAACATGGTGACCGGGACCACCGCGCTCGCCGACGCCATGCGAGCGGCCAACGAGGCGTTCACGGCGCAGCACAGTGACGGGCTGTTCTCGATGATTGCCGCCGACACCAGCAAGCCGATCACCGCGATGCAGATCCTGCGCGCGGAGATCGCAGAGACGACCAGCGCGCTCACCACCATGGGATCGACGGCGCGGTTCTCGCTCGAGCAAGGCCTCGGCGCCGGCCTCGATGCCCTGATCACCGGACAGGGCAACGCCATTCGCAATCTGAAGCGCGCCGCGGCCGAGCCGATCGTGGCGCAGCTGCGGATGAATGCGATCGAAAGCTTTTCGAACGCGGCGAAGTTCGCCATGTCGCCAGCCACCTGGGGACTGGTGCCGGTCGCGCTGGCGTCCGGCGCGAAGAACACCGTCGGCGCAATGGCCGTCGCGCGCATCGGTGGGATCAGCGGCGGTGGCGGCGAGGGCGCGGGCGGCGGTGCCGGCGGCGGTGATTCGAGCTTCGGCCGGAACGCCGGGCTGCCGGGCGATGGCCTGAGCAGCGCGCGCAACGATCGACCGATCCGGATCGAGATGATCGTGATCTCACAGTCGGCCGACGGTCGCGAGCTCGCCCGCACGCGCCAGATGATTCAGCGCCTCGACGACCGCAACCAACCGATCCGGGTGACCCTCTGATGGCCACGCCACTCTGGCTGAGCGACAACCTGTGCGACGAAGTCGGCGCGTCGCCGGACGTGTTGCTCGACACGGACGGGTCCACCGACGATGCGCCGGGACACGAGGTGTGGCGCATCGCCGATGGGCTGCGCGATCGCACGTGGTGGACCGTCACGACCCCCAACGTCCAGCGCAACATTCGGGTGCGAGCCCCAGCACCGAAGGCCGTGAACATGATCGTGCTCGACCGGGGCCACAATCTGGCTGGCTCGCAGATCGTGTGCGGGGGATACACGGTGGCCGGCGCCTTCACCGTGAACTACCTGACGGCGACGATCCCGACGACGCCAGGCGGTGTGCCAAGCGATGCGAACGGATGCCTGACGCCGCGTGGTGAGTGGGTGAAGACGCTGGCCGCAACACAGCTGCACGGTCAGCACATCTTTGCGATCCTCGCCATGGGCGTCGGCCGCACGCCGCTGATCACGGGCCTGACACTCGGCCTTGCCTACCGCTGGCCCTCGCACTGGGACGCACCAAGCGCCTACGACGACAGGCGACGGGTCTCATGGGCGTTCAACCGGGAGAGTGAGGCCGGGGTGCGAGTGCGCCGCGGCCGGCGCGTCCATCGCCGCGTCAGCATGCGGACGGAGCTCGACGCCGAAGACTGGACGACCGCGCTGCAGGCCGAGTTCGCGCGCGTGGTGGATCGCGGGCTGCCGGTGTGGCACTGCACCGACGACGCGACGGCGGCTGGCGCCGCCGCGATCGGGCTGTTTCACGTGGCCGAGGAGGTCGACTTCGACCCAGTGCAGGCGCCGGTGCATCGGGAGCTGCAGCTCGATCTGGACGAGGTCGCGCCCTTGAGGCAGCGATGAGCGGCGCGTATCCGGGCAGTGAAGTCGGCGGCTGGGCGCCGATCGAGAAGGCCGCGCATCGGCTGGTCCCGACGTACGAGCTCGAGGCGGATCTCGTCGCCGTGTCGCGCGTGGCCAGCTGCAGCACGCGGGCCGACTGGCAGGCCGGGACGCTGAGCAACGTCTTCGTGACCGAGCGCGGCGAAGTGCAGCTCAGCGCCAGTGGCGCAGGCCTGACGCTGCTCGACACCACGACCGGCAGCCCGACGGTCAACCTGCAGGGCTTTCTGGACGACGGTGGCCAGCGCCAAGAGATCGCGATCGATGTCTGGGTCGACCCGGCGTACGTCGGGGGCCAGCCCATCACCCTCGGGACAATCACGCTCCGGCTCGAGCGCTACATCTTCCCCTTCGTAGGCCGGTTCCGCGTCACGATCGACACCTATGACGATCAGTGGCGTCGTGTGCCGCTGGCCGATCCGTTCTTTTTAAAAATCGACGACACGTCTTTCCCGCAGTCGACGTTCACGATCGACCTGCTGAACGACCACGGGCTGGCCATCGTGCTGGATCCGGCGCAGCTGCGCACGCGGACGGGGCCTGGGCTCGATGCGTCCGGCAACCAGCGTGACGTTGATCCGGTGAACGGACTCTCGCAGCTGAACGTCTTTCGCGCGATCTCGATCGGCATCTTTCCAGACGGCCCAGTCAATGGCACCTCTGGCCCGACGATCGGTGTCGTCACATCGCAGCCGATCTTCCAGCCGTCGCAGTTCTGGCGCGGGCTTGGCAACAGCCCTGGTGTGCCGAAGCGGAATCAGGGTCCGTATTATCCGAAGTCGCCGCCGCTTGATCCGCGCACGCCCCGTGCGCTCGACGGCAACTTCACGACGGGTGCGGTGCCAGGCTATGGCGCCCGCCCCTGCGCAGCCGGCTCATGGGGCATCGCGCGGCGCGTGCAGGCCGACACGCGCGCGCAGTCGGCCGACCCGTGGTTTCAACCGTTCGTGAAGCTGACCGCACGCACCGTGCAGCCGAGTGGGACGGCGGTGGTGGTGCTGGACCTCGGCGGCGTGCCGACGAACGAGCGGCAGTTCCGCGCCGATGACTGGGTGCGGCGCGGGACGACGATCACGTACACGCTGCGCGGGCGGAACAACCCGGGTGACGCGTGGACCGGCATCGGCGCGATCGTTGATGGCGCGAGCATCCCGGCGGCGTTCCGCTACTACGAGGTCTCCGCCTCGTTCGCCGCAACCGGCATCGGCGCCGCCGGCGGGAACGGGCTCGTCTCGCCGATCCTGCAGGCCGTGCAGATCACGGAACGGGTCCGCTATCGCACCGAGGGCCTGACGGGCGCCATCGACGCCGACACCTCGGTGGACCCGGTCACGGGCCAGTCGAGCATCGGGGAGCTGCCGCTGACGCTGTTCCGCGGGCCGCGTGACGACAGCCGCGATCTGGCCACCGCACTCGCCGCCGGTGTCAGTCCGTCTCGCCTCGAGGCGCAGGTGTACGGCGTGGACGTGTCGACCGGCGCGCGACGTTTCCTCGAGTCGTACCGGCTGGAGTCGCGCACGCCGCATCGGGATCGGGAGGAGCTGCGCTTCGTGAGTGGGCTCGATCGGCTGCAGGTGCGCATCCCGCCACAGGTCGAGACGTTCACGCGGCCAACATCCGGTGTTGCCGCGCCGACGATCACAGCGATCACCGGTGGTGGCTCCTCACGTATCCTCACGCTCGCCGGTCCGGGCGCAACCTGGGGCATCGGTGAACTGAACGGATATCGTGTGCGTGTCGTGACCGGTGTGCTCGCCGGCGTTGACTTCGTCATCACGGGCAGCCCAGCGTCGAATCAGGTGACGATCGTGCTGTCTCTCTCAGGGCTCGCACCGAGCATCAACGACGCGGTCGAGATCCACAGCGACATCTTCCGCCGGGAGGACGTGGTCTACACTGCGCAGGATGCGGCGGTGGTGTACGAAGACGTCCTGACCGCGCGCGCCCGGGTGCCGCGTCGCGCGATCGGGGCGCTGCCGGCGACCGGACGACTGCGTGATCCGGCGAACGTCGTGCTGACCACCAGCGGCCGGCTGAAGGCATCGGGCGGCGCGGACGAGGGTGTCACCGCCCTCTCGGTCCTGCAGGCGCTGGCGTCGCTGCTGGGTGGCGCGGTGACCTGGCGCCGCGGGCTGATCACGTTCGTCGACCTCTTCGCCCCGCAGGTGAGTGCCGCCGTGTGGGACGAGCGGGACTACAGCAGCCTCGACACGCCCACCGGGCTCGATCGCCGGATGCCGAGCGTGAGCTGCAAGTTCGGCGCGGATCCGGGCTCGGACAAGTTCGAGGGCGAGGTGGTGGCCAATGACCTGAGCGTGATCGCCGCGGCCGGGCGCGCCAACCTGTTCGACGTCACGGCCGTCGACGATGCGATCGCCAAATGGTGCACCTCGCAGGCGCTGGCGACGCTGCACGTCGGCCGCCTCCGTGATGCGTTCGCGCCTGGCGTGCCGACGTGGCGGGTGTCGCTGGTGCATCAGTGGCCGTGGATCGAGATCGGCGACGTGGTCACCATCATGACCGACCAGTTCACGAACCGGATCTACCGCTTCAGCCCCGATGGACTGGTCGACGAGAGCGTGCCGGTGTTCGGGCGCACGGCGACCGTCGGTGTCGTCATCGGGAAGAACCTCGCCGGTGATCAGTTCGTGGTGCTGGCGCGGCGCACCACGCCGGCGCTCGATGCGAGTACTGGAGGCGGGCCGACCGATGGGCCGCTGGTCGGGATCACGGCGCCCGTAATCACGCTCGCCGCGATCGGGGGCGGGGTGCAGGTGACGTCGACGCCGCCATCGAGCCCGTACTTCGCGCGGCTCGAGTACGACGTACGGAGCCGCACGACGGCCGGCCCCGGGGCGTGGAGCGCGGTGACGCGCGTCGTCGGATCGGCGGGCGGCGTGGATTTCATCCCGTTCACCGCCGCCGTGGCGTTCGACGTCGAAGTGCAGCCGATCACGGTGAGTACGTCCGACGTCCGCCGGTTCGGCAGTGCGGTGATGGTGGGCCTCGCCGCAACGGGCGGCGTCGGTCCGGCCGGTCCGGCCGGGACGAACGGCACGAATGGTACGAACGGCACGAACGGCACGAATGGACTTGCCGGACTTCCCGGTGCAGACGGCGTGACGCTGTATACGTGGATCGCGTATGCGACGAACGCCACCGGCACGACGGGGTTCACCATCGGCGCGAACAGTGGACGGGCGTACATCGGCATTGCGAACAATCAGACGACCGCCACGGAGGGCACGAACCCTGCCGCCTACGAATGGAGTCTGATCAAGGGCACTGACGGCGTGCCCGGCACTCCTGGCGCTGACGGGCAAGTGACCTACACGTGGTTCGCGTACGCCAACGACGCCACCGGCAGCACGAACTTCACGGCCGGCGCGTGGACCAATCAGACCTACATCGGCATTGCGGCGAATCAGACGACGGCAGTCGAAAGTACGAATCCGGCATTGTACTCGTGGAGTCGGATTACAGGCGCAGACGGCGCGACAGGCCCCACTGGTCCCACTGGTCCCACTGGTCCCACTGGGCCCACTGGTCCGGCCGGCAACAATGCGCCGGACGCAGCGCGCATCACCGGCGTCTCCGTCAACTTTACCGGCCCGAACTCGGATCTTATTACCGTCACGTGGTCGAACGCCAACATGCCGAGCGGCGTCGTGTACGAAATCCTCGCGACCGTGCGCGGGCAGCTCCGGCAGTTCACTGGCGTCACGACCGGCGCACAGG